ACCTGTTTCAACTTCTTGATTCAAATCATCTTTTATTACTTCAGGTTGCTCAATGATAATTCGATTTCTACAATCACCTGTATTCAGTGGTTTCTTGTACTGAAAAGGACGCATATTAATCACCGTCTAATTTAATTTCTTCTAATGCTTTATCGATACCTAAACTATTAATCTGACTTAAAAAATTCTTGTCAAAATACTCTAATGCATCGTTATAAACATAACGAGAACGTTCAAAGACTAATTCTTTGAACTCCTCGCCTTTATTTAAATCGTAATTTCCACAAACCCTAAGTAATGCCTTGTTAGACGTAGAAAGGATGCGTTTTAGGTTATCATCTTCATCATCACCCAAGTGCATCCTATCTTTAAATTCTTGTAATATTTCAGTTGAAATCACTGTATCCATTCACATCATTCCTTATTTAGTTGCTGGTGGAGTTGGTGGTGTAAAAGAAATTTTCAAATCATAAACAAGAGCTGCTTTATTATCTTTTGGTTTACCATTAGCAAACTGTTTAATTGTATAAAGCATAGCATCTTCAATTGCTAATGTTTGCTCAAACTTTTTAAGTTTGTATCCACCTGCAATCGCTGCAAGATATTGACCTTTTACAAAGAATAATGCTTTACCAACTGGCACTTCTTCAGATTCTACAGTTTGAATGTTATAAGGTAATGCCATTACCCATTGACCTGTTGAGGTTTGAATTGTATTGCGAGCTTGTACACCAATTGAATCTACAGGATTTACAACCATTACGATGTTATTTAGGACTTTTCGTGATTTCCCTTTCGCATCAGTTGATAAAGCTTTTACTACTTCATATAATTCTCCAGCAACAACTTCACCAAATTGAGAAGGAGCAAATGTTAATGTACCGGATGATTTCTTATCAGTAACCGCGCCTGTAGTTGCATTTACATCTTTCATTAAACCTACAGGTTGATGTGCTACTGATCCGCCACCATTTACAAAGCCAAACTCTAAACCTACTGAATAAGATTCTACTAATAGAGTTCGAACATAACGTTCAACCCATTCAGGGCCAAGATCTAACATATCATTTGGAATAGCTGCGAATGCAGTTAATTTAAGTTGACCAATTTTTTCTTCTCGGAACGCTGCATTTACTTGTCCTCGAATTTCCCCAAATAATTCGCCCCATGCATATGCTTTTGTTGCATCAGAATAAATGAACTTTGTAACTGCCCCTAGATCTTGTAACCCTAAAGCATCAAGTAATGGATGCTCTTTAACTAAATCCTCAAATACACGTTCTTGTGTAGTTACTGGTAAAATCGAGCCATCCTTAAAACCACCATCTTGTACAACAGCATTGAAGAATTTTGTTTCTGATGCAGTTAATACATTTTGACCGCGTTGTTGAAGAATAGAACGATCTAACATTTCATCATTTACTTGATTACGGACTGTATTAATTACATCCGTTTGCATTGCATCAAAGAAACCTTCAAATGCTGCCGTTTGTTCTTGTTCTGTACTTTCAGCATTAGTTAAGGCATCCGTTAATTTCGCTTTCGCTTTATTAAATGCTTGAGATTTATTAAATTTAATTACCATTGTGTGTTTCCTCCGTTTTTTTATAATTTTAAAAGGAGCCCTTTAATCCCACTGTTTTTTACAGTTTTAGGATTTGGCTCCTTTGGTTGTTCTTCTATATTGTTTTGTAAATCATTCAGGATTTCATTTTTTAATCCTGATAATGCTACATTTAAATCTTCTTTTGTGATTCCTTGGCCTTTGTTCATGGTTCCATTTCTAAAGCCATCGATTACTTTCTGCGGAAGCATGGCAGCAGTAGCTGTTGAAGCTGTCGTTTTAACTGGATTTTCCATAAACATGATTTCATCCGCAAAATTGTTTTCTAACGCTTGCTGCGGACCCATCCAAGTTTCTTCAGCCATCATGTTAAGTAGTTCTTCCTCAGATTTACCACTTTTAATGACATAGGCATTTACAATTGCTCGATCTGTTATTTTTAACATCTCGGCTGCCTTTTCCATGTCACGATGATCTCCACCATGCCATTTAGCGGCGTTGTGAATCATGATTTTTGCTGTTGGAGAAATGCGAACTTTATCACCTGCCATCGCAATTACAGAAGCTGCACTTGCTGCTAAACCAACAATTTGAACTTCTACATGACCAGGATAATTTTTTAAAGCTGTGTAAATTTCCGAACCCTCATCTACATAACCACCAGGACTATTGATTGACACAATTAAATCCTCACTATTTGCATTATCAAGTTGTTTTGTAATCTTACCTGGGCTTGTCGCATCCATTTCAAACCAATCATAAATCCAAGCTTCATCATTTGAAATAATTGGCCCTTTAACGTCAATTTTCACCGTCATTTGTATTCTCACCTCCTTCAGATTCAGTTAATTTCGTATAGTTTTTCGTAATATGATGTGTATTTAAGTTAGGATCATCAGAAACTTCATATCCTACTTCTAATCGAATCTCATTCCCTGTAAATGCACTTGAAGAAATGAGCTTATCAATGCTTGTCGCAAGATCAAATATACTTTGATAAGAAACAGCTTTAATTTCAATTTTTTGACCTGAAAGATACTCTTCTTCTTCAAAAAATTTAACGTTTGCTTCATCACACATCTTTTTTAATAAAGGTTTCACTGTAAAAAGCATATAATTTTTCGTTTGCTTCTCAACATCAGCCATTTCGCCATATATCAAAGCAGTTGGAATACCAAAAGCCATTGCTACTTGATTTAAGAAGCCATTTGTTACTTTATTAATTTCCTCCACACTCTGCCCAGAATTTGCTCCACCTGACGTTTCAGCATATTTAAAACCTGGTTGTTGCGGAATGATAGCAACGTCTTTTTCTCCAATTGCTTTATACATGTTATCAATGAATTCTTGAAGTTTTGCTTGATGTTTTTCACTCTTTGCAGCGACCATGTCCATATCAACTGTTCCGCGAATTTGATTCTTACGTTTTTGAGAACTTAATATTCTACCGAATAAATCACCATAATCAGCAAACAAACCATCGATAAGAGGTGATAACTTATCATTCCTGTATCTTAAATGAATGACTTCACTTTGTTTAAAACTTCTCTTAAACTGATAATCTTTTACAGTGACATTTGTAAAAGTATCTTCAAACACAGCATATTCGTTATGTTCAAAGTCATCAGCAATAAGTAGATCACCATCATCCGCTTGAATAATCAAAGCTTCATTATCATAAATAAGTTTGTAAATGAAACTCTCCCAAAAGGTACTTGCTGTCATATTCTTATTAGGCCTAACATTTAATCGGTAGTAAAGCTCATCCTTTTCAAATTCTTCACCGTTTTTCACTCTAAATTCTGACTGACTAATCGTTCTACCTAAAAAGGATATACAGGTATCAATTGCTAATCTTTTCATGTGAACCCTGTTTGCTTTTTCAATAAACATTTCCACATCAAACATAAACCCTACTTCACTATTTTTTTTGAATACCGCTCCTAACCAACCAATGGTTATCACCCCCTTTTATTAGAATTTAATACCATCTAGCATAAAGTCGAATTCATCCACAAGAATGTTATCTGCTTGCCATAATGCGTGAATAAAAGCTTGGAATCCATCCGTTTTGCGCTTAAATTCATCTTTTTTCAAGTATTCTTTGTTGCCGTCTTTTTTTATGTGGACGTAGACGTTGTTGGTGTACCAACGCATTAATGGATTATCTCCAAAAATGATACGATTGTTTGCAAATAACGTTTCAACTCTTGGAGCTAAAAGAGAATGTATCGCTTTTGGGTTACGAATATACAACAATATAAATCCTTCAGCTTCAAGTGCCGTTTTAACAAGATCAAGACGGAATGTATCAGCCACAATCGTATTAACACCGTATATCTCACGCATTTTCACAAACCAATCTACAATGTGAGTGATATTAATTACAGGTTCATCCACAATAGTTAACAAACCCTTTTCAGCCCATTCATAAATAGGCGCTTTCAGTTTCACTTTATCCAAGAATCCTTTACGTACAAAAGAATGACCTTTCCATATATAATCTTCACCATGTTTAAATAGCAAGCCGACTGCCGCGAAGTCTTTGATGCTGGCAAAGTCGAGACCGCCTACAGCTACTTTATGTTTTAAATCTGGAACTTCTCTGAGCGTTTCTCCATCTTCTTCAAAACCAGTACGCATGATTTCTTCCCATGAAGCTACAGATTTTGTTAAATCTGTTTCAGGGTAATTCATACGTTTTGTTATGAATTCTTCACGGTTTGAAGGATTATTTTCTAATTGTTTATATTGAGTTAATACTTTTTTAAATAATTGTTTAGCATAAGAACTTCTCGGCTCACTAAACATTGGATTCGCTTTTTCCCATACATCAGGATTATCAATTTCTTCTGGATTGTCTATCTTGCAAATGAAAGGAAACAATGGATCTTCTAAATCTTTTCCCTTTAGAATGTTCATCGCTCGCTCTTTTGTTTTGTCCAGGAATCCGTCGCGAACAAAGCCATCTGTACCAATAAAAAATTCTCTAGCATTTGGTACTTTTCCAAGTCCACTAGAGAATACATTTACTACATCAAAGTTTTCATATCGATGTATTTCATCGTAAATAACACAACCGTCACGAAGTCCATCCTTAGAACCAGCATTAGATGTATGATATTGC